CAGGACTGTGTGATGAGCCTGGCGATCGGCGCGGCGCGCCTCGACCGACCAAAGCCTGCCGCGCCGGCAACTTCCTATAGCATAAGGACGTGGTAGTATGGCCGATTTTGCCGATTGGACGCTTCAGGACGCGCGCCAGGCGCTGCCCGCGCTCAGCACAGGCGTGACGAGTAATGAGCTGTTTTACACTGGCGATCACTGGCAGGCCGGCGACGGCTGGATCGGCCCGCGCCCGGCGGCGGGCGAAGTCGGCGGCGCAACGGTGCTGATTGAGATCGAGCGCGCGCTGGTCTCCAAGAACGCCGTGCGCGAAGTGCTGACGCGACATAGCGGCGCGGTGCTCGGGCATGAGCCGGCCTGGAGTCTGACGCTTGCGCGCGCACTGGCCGACGGCGAACAGCCAACGCCTGACGAGCAGGCGCTGATCGACGAGGCCGAGGCCGCGTTGACGGCGTGGTGGGACGTGCGCGGCGCGCACCAGTGTTTGCGCACAGCGGCTGTGCGTATGCTGTACGCCGGGCGCGGCTGCGTGCGCGTGTATGTGCCGAGCGGGCTACTCGACGAAGAGGGCCGCGTGCCGCCGAGTGATCTGGCGACGGCGCTTAGCCGCCTGTATCTCGACGACCCGGCGCCGGAACAGGCCGACGTGATCACCGATCGCGCCACTCAGCGTCAGGCCGGGATCTACTGCTATCAGGACGGCACCGCCGACTATGCCGAGATTGTGTTTGTCGATCCTGAGAACGACGCCACGATGATCCGCATTGTGGGCGGCGACGCCGACGCGCAGCGCGCACCACTCGATCTCGGTGGCCGGCTCACGATCTATGCACTCCGACGCGACCCGCTGATCACGCCGCAAGTGCGCCAGCAGCAGCGCCTGCTGAACCTGGCAAAAACCATGCTCGGCCGCAACGTCGTGTTGGGCGGGTTCCTTGAGCGGATCATCTTGAACGCGCAGCTACCTGGGACGATCGCAGTCGACTCGGCGACTGGCCTCAAGACCTTTACGCCCGATCCGCTGAAGCTCGGCGCGGGCACCACCAATGTCTTCGCAGGCTTGCCGATCGCCGATGAAGCCGGGCGTGTCACCGGCTACGCGACGCCGAGCGTCATTTATCGCGACCCGGTGCCGGTGACCACCTTTGAAGAGACCGGCCGTTCGGCGTATCTCGGTATCCTCGAAGAAACGCAGCAGCTCTACGCCGCGATCGCCGGCGACGCTACCGCCAGCGGCGAAAGCCGCGCGCAGGCCCGCGCCGATTTTACGCTCTCACTCGGCGACACGATCACGCAGGTTGAGCAGGCCGGGCGCTGGTTGATCGAAACCGCGCTGGCATTGGCTGCCGCGTTCAGTGGCCAGGCCGGGCGCTATGAGGCGCTGCGCGCGACGTTCAGCTGTCGCATCGACACCGGGCCGATTACTGCCGATGAGCAAGATCAGACGCGGCAGAACGTCGCCGCGAACCTGCTGAGCGAAGAAAGCGGCATGGAGCGGATCGGCGTGGTCGACGTTGATGCCGAGAAGACGAAGATCGCGGCCCAGCGCGAGAGTGCACAGCAGGCACGTCAGACGAATGCGAGCGTCATCCTCGGCCGCGCCGGCCTGCTGGCGCAACAGGTGCAACAAGAGAATGGAGGCGCGAATGGAGCTGCCTGATCAGGTGATTATTGGCCCGCTCGCCTATCGCGTACGTACCGACCGCGCGATACTCAATCAGGCGACGGTTGATCATCAAGGGCCATTCTATGCGAATATTCGTTTTGGTGAGACGGATATCTTGATCGACGATAAGCAGACGCCGGCGCATCAGCGCATGACTCTGCTGCACGAAGTCTTGCACGGCTGTTTTCATGTGACCATGCTCGATAAAAAGTGGGAGGAGACGGCGGTGCGGCTGCTGACCGGGCCGCTACTTGACACACTGCGGCGCAACCCTGATCTGATTGCGTTTTTACTTGCAACGGACGAGGCCGCGCCCGATGCCTGATCCGATCGCCGCGCTGCAAGCAGGCATGCTCGATCAGATCGCCGCGCTGATGAGCGCGCGCGACTATCTGGGCCCGGCCGAGTGGCAGCGCCAGTTTGAGGCGCTGATCGTCGAGCAGCACGCGGCGGCCTACTTCGCCGGCCAGGGCACGAATACGCTCACGGCGCGCGGCGACGCGGAGCTGGGCGCGCTGATGCAAGCGCAGTTCGATTACTTGGCTGGCTTTGCGGCCGACGTTGATCAGCTGAGCGAGGCCCAGGCCCGCGCCCGCGCAGCGTTGTATGCCGGGCCACTGCGCGCAACCTATAGCCGTGGCCAGCTGGCGCTGTGGGATCTGCCGTACCACCCGGGCGAGGGCACGCCGTGCAGAGGCAACTGCCATTGTCGCTGGCAGATCGTCGTCGAAGACCTGGAAGAGCTGAACGCGCGCGCGACGTGGGTGCTTGGAACAGCCGAGCATTGCGACGAGTGTACGGCACGCGCGGCGCGACGCTATATCATTCGCGGAGGCGTGGTGCAATAGTATGACAGCTCTTGACGATCGTGCTACAATAGAGACGGCAAACAGTGAGATGCGCGATTTCGCACGCGTGCTCAAAGCCGCGCTGATCATGATTGTTCGGTATCTGGAGCGACGGTATGGAGTCTGAGTTTACTATTGAGCAGGCCGCGATCTTCGCGCAGGCGTCCCAGGCCGCAACGGAGATTATCCAGGCGGCGATCGCTGCGTTCGAACGATTGGCCGAGGCGATCCGCGCCGCGCTTGCGCCGATGGCGGCGAGCATGCGGGCGTTCGTGCGCCGGATCGAGCGCGAGATCGTGCGCCGGTGGTGCCAGATGCAACGGCATCCTCCGGCCGCACTCCCACATACCCGCTATGCGATGCGGGCGCGAAAAATACAGCGATACTGCCAGGCGATTACTGCGTAGTATGATGGTTCTCGACAACTAAACGGCCTCTTTGTTAATTAGGCCCTGTCCCGGCTTAGGCTCTGCGCCTCTGCTGGCGGCAGGGCTTTTTGTATGCCCCGATGCGGGGCCAGGAGCACCCATGCGGTACCGATCGCTGAGCCCACACATGTACGCCGAAGATGACGGCCAGCCGCAGGGCGGCGACGGCCAGCAGCCAAGCGACTTGCTCGATCGGTACGGCAAGGACGCGCTGAAGCTGGCCGAGAAGCTGGCCGACGCGCAGCGCGACAACTACCGGCTGCGCGAAAAGAATCGCACGCTCACCACCGAACTCGCCGACGCGAAGGGCAAGGCCCCGGCCGACGGCGCGCGCGTGCTGAGCAAGGACGAAGCGGCGCAGTGGGATGCGTACACGGCGCTTGGCGCACCGGCCGCGCTGAAAACGCAGATCGACACCGCGCAAGGTGCGCAGGGCGAGCTGGCGACACTCAAACGCGAGCGAACGATCGCCGACGCGGCGGCCGCGCAGAAGTGGCCAGCGGCCACGCTTGCGAAGCTCCCGAGCCTGAAGGACAAAGATCTGATCGTCAAGGACGTGGAGATCGACGGCGCCAAAGTCAAACAGGCGTTTGTCGCGCACGACGGCAAGGAACACCCGCTGGCCGAGTATGTGACGACGCACGATCCCGAGTTCTTGCCTGCGCTGGCGGCCGATGCGGCGCCCGCGCAGAGCGGCGGCGGGACGCCATTCGTACGCCAAAGCGCCGGCGCGCCGCCGGCCAAGCAAAGCGCAATCGCGGCGCATCTCAACCGCACCTACAACCGACAAGGAGCCAAGGACAATGGCACGAATCGTTGATAGTTCAAACCAGCAAACCGGCGCGGCCTGGGCTGGCGATTTTTTCGACCGCGAACACCTCATGCCGGGCGGCGCGAAGCTCGACGCTGCGCAGTTCTTGGCAACCGACGGTGTGACGGTCACCACCACGTCGAGCGCGGCGGCTGATGCCACCAGTATCGCGGTCTCAGCGCTCGCGGGCGCACTCCCGAGCGGCACGATGCTGTACTTTGGCGAAGCGAAAGAGTTCGCCATGCTCACCGCCGCCGCCGCCGCCGGCGCGACCTCGATCACCGTGCAGGCGCTGCCTGCCGCGATTGAGAGCGGCGACAGCGCGACGTATGCCGGCACCACCGGGATCAAGCGCGTGGTAAGTGGCACCGCGATCGGCCGCACCTATACCGAGCGGGATGCTGGCACTGGCTACGGCCCGGCCGCCGCCGCCGACGACGAGATCTACCTGCTCGCTTTCGACGTGACCGACGCCAGCATTAACACCGATATCGAGATCTACCGCCCTGGCTCAATTGTGAAAGAAACGTTTGTGCCGAACTGGTCGAGCCTGGCCTCGGGCGTCAAGTCGGCGCTTCGCAGCAAATACGTGTGCACCACCGGCGCCGCTTAGTCGCGCGCGCACAAGGAGACAATCATGGCTGACATTGCATCGCTGGTGCGCACGCTCATGGACGATGGCAGCGTGGCGGCACTGGCCCTGAACCCGCAAGCTCAGTTTGGGATCGCGCCGCGCCGCTACGTCGGTGCCGAGCTATTGCCCGAGCGCACCGTACCCGAAAACGCCTACCGCGAAGACGCGATCCGCTACCGCACCGTGATCGCCAACGACGGCACGCGCTACAGCCCGAGTCAGAAAAAGAGTGGCGAGATCGTCGGCTCGTTTCTGGTTGAGCTGGGCAATAGCGACATTGCGCGCGAGTTTACGGCGCGCGACTATGACGCGCTGCTGCGCCTGCTCGGGAGCAACCTGAGCATGGACGCGGCGGTGACGCTCATCAACTGGCTTGATCGCACGGTGAACCTGGCGCTAGCCGAGAAGAACGAACTCCAGCGCTGGCAGGCGATCGTCGACGCCTCAGTGGTGCGCTCGGGCGACAACGGCTACACCGAGACAGTCACCTACTCGAATCCGGCCAATCACCGCGCCGCCGCCGGTGGCACCTGGTCGTCGGATGCCTACGATCCGTTCACCGATATTTTAGCGATGGCCGACTTGCTCGAAGGCAAGGGCTATACCGTTGGCCGCATTCTCACCAGTCGCACCGTGCTGAGTATTCTAGCCGGCAACGACAAGGTGAAGGCGCGCACCGGCGTGGCGACGATCAACGCATCAGGCCAGATCAGCGCGACGGCCGGCCGAGCAACGCGCGATGCAATCAACATGGCGCTCGAACGCGACGGCCTGCCGCCGCTCGAAACCTACGATCTGCAATACCGCACGCAGACTGGCAGTGGCTACTTCCTGAGCCGGGCCGCGTTTGTACTGGTTGCCACCACCGGCCGCGATGAGACGATCGACCGCGCCGACAGCGAAGACTTGCCGACGATCAACGACACGCTGGGCTACCTGGCCATGGGCCGGGCTGCCGGCCAGGCCACACCCGGCCGCGTGCTGCGCATGCAGGCCTACGAAGACAAGCCGCCACGGATCGAGGCCGAGGGCTGGCAGACAAGCCTGCCCGTTGTGACGGAGCCCGAGGCGATCGCGGTGATCAACACCATTAGCTAATGAGGCGCGGTCGGGTGAAGCTCACGCTTGATCGAACCTATATCTTTTGGGGCAAGTTTTACGGACCCGGCGACGCCGAGGTTCCTGACGAGCTTGCCCAGCAGCTGGGGGCTGGCGATGCGCCGCCGCTGGTCGACGTGCCGATCACCACACCACCGGCGCGGACGCCGCGTGGCAAGAAGAAGGCAGCGCCCGATGCCGATCCCGAGTAGCTACACCGAAGACTCGCTGGCGCTGTACATGCGCGACGGCGTGCTGAAGACGATCGCGGGCGTGCTCGGGCTGACCACCACGGCGGACTTTGCAGAGGCCGTCACGAGCGCGCTGCTCGGCTACGGCGTGTCGGCGATCGATGATGCGGCCGATATTGCCAAGCTGCGTGCATGGGCGGCGGTTGCAGCCTGGGAAGTCGCGCAGACTGTGGCCTCGGGCGATTATCGCTTTAGCGCCGACGGCGGCAGCTGGGATCGGCAACAGGTGTTTGAGCATATCACCACGATGCTCGACGCCGCGCGCCGGAACGCTGCCGCCGTCTCTGCCACCTCCACCGACGCGGGTGGCCTGGCCGTCTCACAAGGCACGGTGGCGGTGCGCAATCAGGCGGTGTGGTGATGCCGGCCGGGCTCGAGGTCAAAGGACTCGACGCGTTGCT